TATCTGAAAACAAGATCGGACGAGGGAGTGAAAAACATAGCGACCGGAGCAAGGAAGGGAAGGAAACGACCCAGCAATCTTCGGGAACAAGTGGACGAGAGAACCTGTCAGATTTACAAGGAACAGAATTGGCCCACACCAAGGACGGGCGGGGGAAGCCGACCGAACGGGAAGGGGGGCAAAGTACTGAACGAGGAAGTGCAGATCGAGGAGGGGATTCGGCAACGGGGCAAGAAACTCGATGGCCCGCCCGCCCAGGAGAAGAGCAGTACGAGTGGGAAGAACCAAGAGTCGTGGATGACCCCACAGGAGGACGACGCAAGCAACATCAATCCAAGTCCGAAAAGAAGGATAACTCTTGTGAAACAGACGGGACGCCTGAACCCCAACTGGGTGGAACAATTACAAGGGCTTCAAGTGGGGTGGACCCAAATCAGTACCGAGTGGATCGACTCCGATTGCTTGGCAATGGAGTCGTCCCCCAAACCGCAGAATTAGCATGGAAAACTTTATGGAAGGAGATCAATGAATTGGAAAATATCACAAGCGACCAAGACTAAGGTCCACGAACTAAGAGACACTGGCTTGAGTTATGCCAAGATCGCCAAGGAGGCAAAAATTAGTGCCTCATCGGTCATCAAAATACTCAAAGAGCAGCCAACGGTTGAGCAACCCAAGGAGGATCAGCCAATCGAGGCAAAAATACTAAAGCCATGCCCCAATCCAAGGATTATCCTGATTTACTTTAACAACGATAAAGCAGATTTCGCAAAGTGCGTGGTACGGGCGGGTTTAAACTATCCGGCAGGTAAACCCCTGCTGGTCAAAAAAGTAGAAACCACAGATGAAAAATTATACCGACCCGTTTGAAGAAACTTATCACGAAAGAGATCAACGAATCCTAGCGATGTTAAAATCCATGATCGTTGAGGTAATCACCTACTGCTTAAAACACAACGAACCACTGCCACGGTTTAGCCGAGATCAAATCGGCAACTATGTTGGATGCAGTAAAGACAACATCCGAAGGATGGAGCAAAATTCCCTGCGCAAGATGCGTCGCAGACTATCACAATTAACCAGGTGATGGCTGAAGAAAAAGAAGTACAAGAATTTAGCAATGAGCCAGATATCGATGCCTTAAAGGCAGATTTAGAAAGATGTCGAACCTCATTGAGTTATTATGTAGACCGTGCCGAGGAGGCTAGGGATACACGAATGTCGGTGTGGCCAGGCAAAAACCGCCATGCCCAGAAACTCGATCCAGAAACGGCATTTCCTTGGGTAGGAGCAAGTGATTTGGAACCCCAACTCATCAATCCTTTGATTGATGGTGATACGGCAGTATTAAAATCTGCACTCAATAAAGGTAACCTGATTGCAGCACCTGTGGAATCTGGAGATGTATCATCCTCCAAGATGGTGACTGAGTTTATGCGGTGGAGAACATCCACCATGACCGAGTTACCCAGAGAGGCTGGGGTGGCAGCAAACTATTTATTGGAGCAGGGTATCTGCATCCTCGGAGTATATTTTAGTCGGGAGGTCAGGAGAGTTTACAAGCCAATCACGCTTGAAGAAATATCCACCATTTCTCCTGAGTTAGCCATAGCCATCACAGATTCCGACATGGAGGAAAGGGTCCTGCAATTAATGCAGGACTCTTTCCCCAAAATTTCCAAGAAGAGAATCCGCAAGATGTACCGTGAGCTTCAAAAGGATGGAGCCACAGAAATACCAACCGAAAAAGTAACTAAAAACCGACCATCCATTCGTGCCTATGAACTAGGCAGGGATTTGATTGTGGATAGCAATATTCTCGATCTCCAAAGTGCCAGAGCAGTTTACTGTGTACACTTTTTCACCCCCGAACAATTAAAGGAAAAGGTAATTACTGAGGGTTGGGATGAGGATTTCGTAAATGAAGTGATCGAGAACACCACAGGTGATATGGATCACAACTACACTCAGGGATATGCCGAGGCAATGGGTGCATACATGGCTGAAGCTCCGGAAACCTATGATGGATTGATCCGCCTTGTGTCTGCTTATCGCAAAGAGGTGGATGAGGATGGGGTGACCGTTTGTTCGATGACGATTTTTAGCGAGCAATCTGATGGCTATGCCAAGAAATACACGATGGATGCTATGGATGGAGATTATCCATTCGTAGCTATTACTCGTGAAACCATATCCCGAAGACTACTTGATTCACGGGGGTATCCCGAATTATTACGCAGCTTTGAGATCAGTGTGAAAGGTGAACTCGATGCACGACGCGACCGAGCCAGTCTTTCCACCTGCCCACCCATTGAATATACCATTGGTAGAAAGCCAGAATCGATAGGTGCGGGGAGCAAGATTCCTGTGCGTAGACGCGGAGAAGTTGGGTACATGAGCATACCTCCAATGAGTCCAGCAAGCATGGAGGTGGAGATGCAACTCCGCCAACTAGCCGCTAAAATGACGGGTAGGGCAACAGGGCCTGATGACGCGGTGGAAGCAAATATCATCCGCCAAGATATGATTAACAACTGGTTGCATGGATGGTCGCAGATATTTCGCAAAATGTGGAGCCTGGACAGAACTTACAATTCAGAAGTCTTTTTCAGGGTAAGCAACAATGCACAAGGTATGCAGTTGGTTATGGATGAAACCAGCAGTGAGTATGATTTTACCATCACCTTTAACTCTCTGAACAATGACGAGGAAAAGGTAATCCAAAAATTGGAAACTGTGGGTAAGATCATGGCTCAGTACGACCGCCAAGGTCAGGCACGCTACGATGTATTTTTAAGAACCTTTCTCGATGCCATTGATCCAAACCTTTCAAGTCAGTTGATCATGCCAGCACAGGAAGCCACCACAAAGGAGATTATCGAAACCTCCAATGACATTGCCAAAATTGCAAGTGGCCAGGTGGTCAATGCTCCACAGGGTGCCAACGCCCAACTCCGACTCCAGGTCCTTCAGCAATACTTACAAGGAACCGAGCAAGTACCCGCAGACGATGTACAGCAAAGGCTTCAGGAAGATGAGCGATTCCGCCAGCGTATGGAAACCTATCAAAAGCAACTCACCTTCCAAATTCAACAACAGCAAAATGCACAGATCGGAATGATGGGGACTGCACCGGGCAATACACCCGCAAGTGTTGCTGCATGAGCAAGCCTACCAAAGTAAACAGCCCACGGCGTATCCGTAAAGGTGAGCCTGGATATGGTAAAAAGAAATTTGTGGTGCTTGCCTCTGAAGGAGGTAAGCAAAAGACCATTCGCTTTGGAGATGCCAACCTATCAATCAAGAAGAGCAACCCCGCCCGTAAGAAAAGCTACTGTGCGAGAAGTGGAGGAATAAAAGGAAAGTCCTCTAAGCTGAGTGCCAACTATTGGAGTAGAAAGGCGTGGAATTGTTAGTCTTGAAGATTATAAATTTCCAAAACTGTCTCCGCAGACTCTTTATCAGCTGGATAAAGACCCCCTGTTATTGAACCGAGAAACAATAAATTCCTCCACTTAACACTACCAGCCTCCATGAACATAGGTCGCTCTGAATCACCCTCCCAAACTTTAATCACTCTCTTCCTTGGATCACTAACCTTACTCTCAATACCTTGAATTTCAGAAGACTGATTTAAAGGAGCAACCCTATCTAAAATCGGCTCAATTGAGAACCCAATCACAATAGCCACAGCAATTATCAAAGCACTCTTAGTATTCATCCCATGAACATGACATTTGACCAAGCCATCGCAAGTTTAAGCATCCGAGAAGAGTGGGGTGTGATGCTGGATTTTATCCAAGAGGAAAGAGAGTCTGCTATATCCGACTTTCAAAACCCCGACTATGTGGACAACCCTAGCAAACTTGCCCGACTAGCTGGTGAAATATCAGCCTACGATGCAATCTTGAAACACTTCAAAAATGCCCCAAGCTCCGGCCAAGGGATCACTTGATGCCATCAAAATGGTATGAGGGTGAAATTATCGGCTGTGATAAAAGTATACGGCAAAGCCTCTTCCAGTATCGCTTTCTGCGATTCGGAGATGTTGATGTTTTCAAGAAAAAGCAGCTCCAAATTCGTCAGCCCAGTA